AACAGCGCCTCATCAAAACCTCCCGGACGCATCAAGAATGCGCTATCGATAAACAGGTATGGCATATCCGTGTACCTTATCCGAAAATCCGGTGTCCCAGCCCAACCGCCGCCGATGGAATAAATAAAGGCCTGTATCTCCTCGCTTTGCTCCGGATTGACCCGGATTTTTGAATTCCGTAGCAGGTCGGCCACATCGATATCCGGAATTTCCATCATACCGCCTGCTGTTGGTTAAACATATCCATCAACTCCATGTCCATATCGACAAGTTCCTTGAAAAAGTCGCACAACAACTCTTTTTGAGCCTCGGACTTGGCACGGAATTCAAGGACATCAAGAGGCATCGCCAAGCTATTCTTTGAGATCAGCAACCTAGATTTAGCGTCGTTGAACGCCTTGATCTTAATCTCGGGAGGATGAGAAACGATCCCTGCACGTTGTAGGAACTGATACACGGTAACGCAAGCGAAGCCCGGATTACCGGTGTTCTTGTACGAGTCAAAGTACCGGAGGCTCATTTCCCTCATCTTCTGGTCCCCGTACTCTTTTCCGGGAGGCGGTAGGGCTTGGGCTGTCTTCTCGATCTCAATTATCGTTTTATACCGTTTATCGCTCGTCTTATAGGCTTTCAGCCACTTGGTAATAGTACGAACGTTTATCCCCATGAACTCCCCGTATTCGTCCTTAGAACCGTTTTCAAGGCACACGGAAACCTCATTTACCGACAAGCCGACGTGATATTGTTTCAAATCCGAGGTCACTTTCGCCACCAATGCTCCTAAATCCTTCGGATTGGGAGTAGAGAATCCCGTCAGCATATACACGGAAGACAACATGGTTTTCACCTTCGTTACCAACGTCTCTAACGGTATATCCGATATCTTATCGCTTTTCAGCGCAATCGCTATTCTTTCATCCATTGCCATTCAAAATTTTCAGGGCAAGCTCTGCGGCCTCATCACCCGTTTGTTGTAAATTATCCACTTTTGAGGGAGGGGACGATTGTTGTTGCGAGAACAACGGCATATTCTTATTCGCCAAATACCTCCCTTTCACTTGAGATACGATCTCGTTGAAATTAGAGTTGATGTTAGCCACGTTGAAATGCTCGAACAGCCACCCATCGTTGATGGAACCAAGCAAGTATCTCAATGCGGTTAATATACCTTCGTCATCCGTCGTCAAATCCTTTTGTTTTCTCTGGAACTTTAGCTTATGCAACAAGGAGGTCATGTTTCCGGCGTCCTTGGGCGTCCAATAGTAATCTGACGAGAATATTGTCCGGTAATGTTCCTCGAAAATCTTACGGGCTTCCGAATTCAATTTGGATGGGGGTTTCTTCGGATTGCTAGCTGATTGACCCCTTGCGGCTAGGGCCTCTTCCCGTTTCTTCAAGTCGGCCTCTAGGTCCCTTAAGGCTTTTTCTCTCTCTAGTAATAATTTTTCCTGTTCGTTTTCCCCTTTGGGGGGTATGGGGGGAATATTATATATATTATTATTTATATTATTATATATATTATTCTCTTTATCGAATTCATTATTATGCGAGGGAGAAACCTCATCCCCAACCTTTAGAGAATTTCCAATGGTTTCTACAACCTTGGTAGAATTTCCAAAGGTTGACAAATTACTGGAAGAAACCTCATCCCTAACCTCACCCAAAACCTCATCCCTAACCTCGTCCCTAACCTTTGTAATATTTCCAAAGGTTAAGGAAAAGGTAGTCACTTTTGAGCCATTTTTCGATTTGAAATCTATCAGTCCCGTTTGTCTTAACCTATTTTTTGCAGCGGCCAATGTCTTATAAGAAACCCCGAGATCATTCTCGACCTTTCGGTTGATACAGGTGAACGTATCCGGCCACTTACGGAGGTTAGCGGATTCCAGTAGATAGAAATACAACGCTATTTCCGTAGGGGTGAATAGATAGAAGCTCTGTTGCATCCAAAAGTTCCTTATATAGTCAATATAGGTCATGCTTACAGCTTTATAGGATTAACCTTCATTGTTTCAAGATTCAAGAACATACCTTGATAGTCTATGCTCCCGGTGCTTAGGAGTTTCCATAACAACGCACTGCCCAGCTGGGCTAGGGTAGAGTTGATGAAAAGATCTTGCTTACGCAGCGCCTCCGCCAGAGAGCAACTAGGGCCGGAATCCCTCTCGTCAACTTTCGTCAGATCGAACAATTCCGTCACGGTTCTCATGTCAGATATATAATCAACCTCATCCGTAGATTCCGGTTGCTGGACATCACCGACAGTCCCTAAAACAACCTGTCCGGTATTTGTCGTATTACCGAAATCTAGCCAATATATCCTACAAAGATGGTCATAACCGGAACCTGCCATATCCAAGGCCTTATCTATACAGAGCCGGGAATTAACTGAATCCACGCAGCTTATAGTAATGTTTGCCGATGATGAGTTATATGAGTCGAATCGTTCCGGGACAATGCCCCAATCCGTACCGAAAAAACGGTTCAACCTAGTGGTCAATACCTCCGCCTTGTTATGGCCGAGGTCGCTAGGACTGAAAAGCTGCCTGCCTATATTGCTCTCGGTAACAATATCATCGTCATAAGCCACAACACGTAATCCGGGATGACCAAGCTCTTGCAACGCATGGTTGATGCGAGCCAACGAGGTCAACACCTGTGATCCGGTTCCACCTACACCGATTAAGTCTACGGTAACAGGATGGGAAGGATTAAGCAAATATCCGTCTGTCATATGTACTCTTTTCATTTTAGCAACCCTCCCACTTTCATTTTTTCCTTCACGAGTTCCTCCACAGGGAACGCCTCGCCAGTATTTACAAGTTTTTTATAAAGCAATGAGATATTAGAACGTACGGGGTTCATACCCAGCAAATGAGAAAATTCCGACTTCCAAAACATATCCTCCCAATATTCCATTATTCCGGAATAAGTACATTCTTGCGACCTCTTCACTTTAGCGTTACCTAAACAAATCTTCCCGTCCGTGTACACGTTAAGAAACGGAGCCCTGTAAAGTTGGGTCTTAGATGTCAACCTTTTGGCGACATAGGAGAACACATAGAGCTCCCCCTTCTCTACCTTATACACCAGACCGGGAACAAACACCTGTCCAGAAGGGATACCAAGGCTATCGGTAAAAAATATAGCCCTTTTCTCCGGTTTCCGGTACCACACATATTTTTCTCTCCCATGCCTACAATCCGCATATAACATATTGGCAGGAATCTCCCCATGTACGATTAAACGGTCGGTGGAAGAGAAAGACTTCGCTATTCCAGAAATACAGTCTTCCGTCAGAGGAACACCCGCTCCCATCTTTCCGGAATCGTCTATATCCCTTCTCTCTAGGTAATAGGAGCTTTCATCTTCGATAGGCTTGTATCTATATACTATTACAGCCAATTCCGGCTTAACACAGGCCGTAAGATTTTCAGTTATCTTATTCATAAGTTATCCAATTTGAAGATTAAGTCATTTATAAAGCGATAAAAGCGTATGGGATAGTCAGACGGCTGGAACAACTTATTGGTAAACGGCCAAATCTCAGCATAACAAGCCGGACTATAACAACCATATTCCTGTATCATAGAATTCAGATCCCCACTCATCGAATTTACCATATCGTCTGATGAGCCATAAACGATAGCGACAGTTCGCTTGAACTCCACCGGAAAAATATCATCCTCATAAATGTCATAGCAAATACATGATTCCAACTCCCGATAGTTATAATGGGTTATGCAATCCTGCTCCAACAACACCACACCACGCTTTATACAGTCCACTATCTCTTTTTCCTTCGAATTGATAGACTGTAAATCCAGACTATCGCATAAAGAAATTATCTCTACAGGGGAAGTATCCAAATTCTGTATCTCCTCAAACAACTCATGTATATCTCCCTCTTTATATCGTCTTGCCAACTCCATGAAGTCATCATCCCCGCAAGCGTAAGATTCCGGATCTTCCAGGACATAGTCCAATTCTTCGTTTTGTTCCGGAAAAGGTATCTCTTGGTATGAAGCCAAGAAGGAGACGAAGCGCTTGAATATATTAGCTACCGGCTCGCTCATCTTCTCAATACCGCAAACCGGGAACCAGATAAACTCATCCGGAAAGTCATATCGGCAATTATACAGCTCAAAACCTAGCGAACGATTTTGATAAACATCAATATTGATGTCTACCCCTTTAGGCAAGACTTCCTTAAACTCACAATACAGATTAGGTATATCGACATGAAAATCTCCTGTACATACCGTTCTCACTTTCCTTCCCATCAATGAGAAGTAGTTTTCCGCCGTATCAAATAAGTTCCTAAGACTCTCATCGAAATCTATCTTCGACTCTATACATGATAAATCCACCGATTCACCCGCTATCTCCAAAGGATATGGCTCAATGCGGACGTTCAAAATATCGGTTCCAAGAGCCCCGAGGACGGGGTGCGCCTTTTTTGGCGCTCTCCCGTTCCTGTTTCTATTTGAGACAGTTTTTTTTCTTGCATTAGAATGCTTCCCAGTGCCATATGAAATTCTTTTATGTCTCGTTTCTGCTTGCATTTCTTGCTCATCCTTTCGTTCCTACTACTGTTTTAAACTCATATACAGCCCGTGAGCCCTCGATTTTAGGGCCGATAACATTAGACGTTGTCAATTCCGGATAGGTATTGGAATAGAAGCCTAATACATCATCCGGTGAAAGGCTTGAACTGGGGTCTGCCAATTCAATATTCCCATGTTTAAAGACCCGTTGTATAGCTGTTACATTTAGTGCCATTATTCATCCTCCATTAATTCATGTTGTTTTCTTAAGTGATCTATCAATTCGATAACGTCCCCCTTGCTCAACTCAACACCATTAGCCGAATGTTCCTGTTGGTCGATAATCTCCACGTGGAGAACCGTATCATACTCATTGGCCGAGTTTACCTCTAAACGAAACCGGCTGTTCGTTTGGCTATCGGCTCTATATATTACCTCAGCCATTACTCGTCCTCCTCATCAGCTTCGGTATCATTCACGCTTTCGGGTTCGTCGCCAAGGAAGCTCTCCGGTATTTCCTCATCCATCTCAGCGCCGAACAAGGAACCCGCCCCTTGTCTAGCTTTCAGCTTATCGATCCTTGCCTTTAACGCCGGTTTATCAGTAGCGTACGGCATAGCCTCGTTCAAGCATGCGATTGCGCTTTTCAGCTTTTTGGATTTTTCCAGTTCCTCTGCATTCTTTACCAGTTGATCGTACTTCTTCTTGTTGGCATCCGCAATCTTGCTACTGCCTTGCGCCTTACCTACTGACTTCTCGAAATCCTTCATATTGACAAGCAATCCGGTTGCCTCTTGTATGGGATTCGATATGGCCGCCGAAAAGCCCTTATCCAACTCATCCGGAGTGCCGGATACGACCAAGGGAACCAATTTCTTAGCGGCCTCGTCCTTCAAATCCTTGACCCGTGGCAATACACTGACGATCATTTCATTTCCAACTCTCTTGATCGTTACTGTCAACTCTGTCCCTTCGGGGATTAATCCCGATATTTCCTTGAAAAAAAACATATCCATGATTTTATTTTTTGTTTGTGAATTCTTTGATAGCATCATACAATCCTTGTCGATCGTACCTCTCTTGTTCCGGGGCCTCAATCCTTATACCCCGCTTACGGGCGATAAGCCCGACATACCTCATTTTCCCCTCCCGGACAACACCCGGAGAAATGGAGAAACCTTTATACTCATTCAACCGCCCCATGTCATTCAAGCATTAGGGGCATGATCAAACAAGTTAGATCCTCACCGTCCTCATTGGCCTCCGGCTTTATCAGCACGGCTCTTGATGGATCGGAGACAAGCATCTGGCACCGGTCGCCAGGTATGATAGAAAGAATCTCAAGCAAAAGGATATGGTTCAAGCCTATCTCATAGTCTACGCCATCATATTCGCATTGTACTTTTTCCTCCGCATCCGTTGACAAGTCATAATCCCTACCGGATAACGTCAGCATATTGTTCTTCATCGAGAATCTTATCAAGCGAGACGATTGGTTACAGAACACGGCCACCCGTGATATTGCGCTCATAAGCATATTCGTCTCAATGGTGACAATCTTATCATTATCCCCGGGAATAACAGACCGGTAATTGGGGTATCGGCCCTCTAGCAATTGCCCTACTACTTGATAGTTCTTAAAAGAGAAATCAACGTTATTTCCGCTAGGCAGGATTACGATCTCATCATCCGTATTGGGAACGATCGCTTTCAAAATCAATGATATCTTCTTTGGCAAAGCGAACGATATACGTGGTACGCTCGGCATCTTCTGTTGTAACAGGGAAAGACGATGTCCGTCGCTACCGACATAGTTCATATTCCCGTCACAAACCTCAACATAAACCGCATTCATGATAGGTCGAAGCTCATCGTCATCGCTTGAGCAAAATTGCGTCTTTAGCAGGCCGTTCAAGAACTGTTTGCAGGTCGTTCTTATCTCACCCAGAGGATCGTTATCTTTCATCGCCGGAAACGTCTTTGTTTCCTGTCCCATTAACTGGAATTTCCCCCCCTCATATCTGACACATACATTCAATCCCTGTATATTCATTTCCAGAGGTTGCTCCGGAAGCATTTTCAAGGAATTAAGCAGCATCTTTGCGTCTATGCAAATAGAGGTCTCCACCATGTCCCCCGAATACTCCAAAGAGGTCCTTATCTGTCCATCCGCAGAAGCCGCCGTTATAAACATCGTCCCGCCCTTTATATTGAACAGGAAACAAGACATGATGGGTAGAGTTGGCTTAGAGGAAATTATCCTGCTAGCGGCCTGTAAACGGCTTAGAAATTCACCTTTTTTTATCGTAATTCTCATAACACAAATCATTTATGATTAATATGGAACCAAGCCTACATCAATAGACTGGCCCTTGTTGGCGGCATAGACCTGTTTTCCGGTCAATTCCGTTATCTCCCGGACGAACCGTCTCTCATCCGAATTCCCGTCACTCAGATGTATCAGTACAATATTACTGGTATCCGAGAGGTCATTGCTCCGTAATATACCCTTTGTCGTCTCCAGCTCCATGTGAGAGTTTAATAGGCGTGGACGCATGGAGGATGGGGCGTTTCCACCGGCTATGTTCCTATCAAGGATATCATCGGCGTAATTGGCCTCGATCAACCATGTTGTCACGTGATCAAAAGTATATTCGCAAAAGAAGGTATCCGTCAAGAACACTATACGGCCAGCGTCCGGATGATCGATCTGATATCCGAACGACGGGACATCGTGCTTTAACTCGAAAGGTATGATTTTGAAATTACCGATCTTATACCCTTCATTCGCTTGGACGATCCTAGCCCACGGCGGCATTACCGTACTCCCCTTATGATTATATACGGCTTCCGGAGATAGCACGGGAAAACCGAAACCAAGAAATTCCATGTAGTGGCCGGCATGGTCATTATGCTCATGACTAACCACCCCCCCAACGATCTTACCTATATCGTAATTCATGGCCTTCTTGACCTCTTGGAACGGAACTCCCGCCTCGATAATAAGAGCCTCTTTCTTGTTCTCAAGGATATAGCAATTACCAAGGCTGTTGCTTCCTAGCACTATCAATCTCATGGCTCAATCTTTATTATGGGTAATGGAAGAAATCTCATTTCCGGCACAATACGGGCCCTAAAGCCGTTCAGTAGTTCTCTGGTGCGCTCTACTATTTGATTCTCATAATAAGAGTCAGCAAGAGCACCATCGTCAGATCGTCTTTCGATCATCAACATAAGTCGCAACATGCTAGGGGCAATACGGATAAGCTCGGCATGTTCCCTTGAAGTTACGCTCTCACAGACCAGTACACCGTCATAAGCAAACAGATCAACAATATCCTCCATGCGATTGACATCTTGCGTTACCGCTCCAACGATAGAGCTAAACCTATTACCGGTCGATACATTCCAGTTTTCCAAATGCACTTTCATAAGCCGAACATTTTAGCATATCGTTCATAGTTTCTTTTCTCTATCATATCATCCTCGCCATAACGCTTTGAGCGCTCGCAAAATTCACGATAGCATTTCGGACAATACCATTTATTCAGAACGGCTATATAATAGCCATTTTCGGCATGGGTATTACAATAGTCACATATACCAACCCCACCTGTTTGGGCGGACAGTTCCGCTGCGGAAACCTCAATCACCAAGAAGCCCTTTTGATTATCTACTTTCTTTGCCATAATTAGATTAATAAGGAGGTTCGTTACTTGGTGATGCGGTCACCTTGTTCTCGGTGACAGACTGGGTATTCTTACTGGAAGCCTCTGTGTGCCCTACCTCCTCAAAACTGGCATCCTCGATATTCTTGACGGCTTTCTTATTGGCGTTTGCCGCAATGTTGGCATTGCGTTGACCAGCCACGTTATCCATGGTCTCAATATCCTGTTCGTCGTAAAGGTCGGCATCATCGGAAATACCGATCAGCATCTTACAGGCCCGGCCCAAGACTGACTTTTTCGCCATCTCGTCCCCGAAATTCTTATGTGCCGGTGAACCGCCTTTCATCGAACCTTGCATCCAAGCCTTACGGATTTGCCCCATGTTCATTATCTCAACGATGGTGCGACCGTCTTCCGTTGTAAGGATGGCATACGCTCCTTTCACCTTATCGGCGTCTAGGTTCTCCAAATCCTGCGTATGCTCAACGATCTTTTTCAACCCGGTTTCCGGATCGATAGAATATACAAATTTGTCACCTTCATAGATGCAATTGGCGACAGCGGTCTTGACACCGCCGACACGCTTGGCGACAGCCAGCGTACCGAGATAGCTGCGTTGAAGTTGCAATTCTTTTCCGTAAGGAATAAAGTAGCATTGATTCTTTACGGGTGAAAGCCCTTGTACGACCATACTCAACAAAGAGTTGGCGATACTTTCCCGTGTACAGCTCACCAAGACCGGTTGATTGTTCTTATCAACCGCATCCTGTAAAATCAGCCATGCGGATTTCAAAGCGTTGGGAGCCGAATAATTAGCCGGGAGTTTTAGTTCCCCGTTCTCCTCGAATGTGTTAATTTTTGCGAGAACACTATCCACAACATCTTTTTGAACCGCCAATGCCTCTTGAGGTTGTTGTTGGTTCACAGCTTGTTGCTGTGATTTCGTTTGATTTGTTGGCCCAAATACTGAGCCCTGTGCTTGTGTTGTCATAATTAATGTAGCATTAAAAATTAATATATTATTGAATAGTCAACCGTCTTCCTTTCTCTACTACCAGATTGATCAATTGTGAGTGACAAGGGATGAGATCGCAAACGCTCTCCCTGTTATCGATGAAGATTGGCGCTGTCACCCCTTTTGCCAAGCTAATGGCGTTTATTATATCAATCCCAGCGTTAATCTTTGCGGCCGTATTCAGATCGCTATACGGAACACCGTTCACCATACATTCACACGTATCATACTCGGTACCATCTACCTGTTTACCGAACATCTTGAATCTCACATAAGAGAATGCACCGTTGATTCTTTCCTCAACCAACGCAACCTTGGCTTTCATGAAATTCAATATTGCCTGCTCAAGCCTTTCGAACTCCGCTATTCGCTCCTGAGTTTGCCGCAATATCCGCTCCAGTTCCTCGTTACGGTTAATGGTACGCTTTATTTGGTCCTCCTTCGCCAACTCCCGGTTCAATCGGTCTATTTCCGCTTGGATAGTCAGCTTACTTTCTTTCAAGCCGGTCATATCGGGCAAGTCACGCTCCTTGTCAAGCTCCTTCCGCAAATCCTCGATCTGTCCGGAAACAAGGACATAGTCCTCGCTCTTTTTCAGTTCCTCTTCAATATCCAGCTTTTGCGGTTCATTCCTCACCTCATTCTCAATATCAGCTTTAAGATCCGCAATCTTACTCAGTAGTTCATCAATCTTGCCGTTAAACTCATTAACCGTTTCCTCTTTTTTCGCAATCTGTCCGGCGATATTCTTGCCCAAGGACTTATTAGCATCCATTTGCTCGGACTTCGATTTATTGAACTCGTTGGTAAGTAATGATAATTGCTGACTATACAGGTCCCCATCAAACGGACGCTTACAGGTAGGACAAACCATCGCTCTCTCATCAAGATTGAAGGTCATGGCGTTAATCTCGTAATAATGCGTAAGTAGCTCACTCCTTCGATCCCGAAGGCGTTGAAGGTCTTTAAGGTGGAACTCAAGATCACTCCGTAAGGAAGACAAGTTTCCCTCCGCACGGGATAACTCGCTCTTTTTACCTTGCAGGGCAAAATACCATTTTTCATAGTCGGCGTTAGCTTTCTTTTTAATTTCCCGTATAATGTCCGACAATTGATTGGATTTCGAATCAATCTCTTTGCGCAACTTATTTTTTTCATCGGATATAGCTTTCCCTATTTCTGACTTATCGGCAATTTGATCGTCAATGGCGCTAATTTCCGCTTTCTTATCCTCAATCTGCTTGCGAATGGACACCCAATCTTGTGCCTCCGGCATATTGCGGTTGTTCTCCTCGATCCTTCCGGGAATATCGGATATCTCCTTTTTGGACATATTCTTTTGAGATACGACCTGTGTTTTCAAATCCTCCAAGGATTTACGGGAATTAAAAGCCTCAATTAAAGGATCGTAATCATGCTTGTTCTTAATCGTAATCAACGAATTCAAAACATCCTCATTCGTTATGTCACCAACTATGTCGAACAGCATTGCTCTTTGTTCCTGCATTTTCAACGAAGGAAAGTAAGCGGGATTGGTAATCTGCCGGAAAAGCTGTTCCGGGCAAATATCAGACACACGACGATCATACTCACGTTTGCCTAGCGGAACATCATCAACATAATAATCTACGCTGTGCCCTTCCATTACGGCCTCGACAGCGCCACGTTTTTTAACCCAATTCTCCTTGTAACAGCGGCGGAAGGTCGTATGTGTTCCATCGACATCTAGCGTAACGACTACCTCATGTTCCAGCTTTGGAATCACATGGTTCTCCGAGTCTAACGTTTTGATATTAAAATCGGAACGTCCCAAACTGTCCTTTCCGAACATCGTCCAGATAAAGGCGTCCATGATGGTTGTCTTTCCTGTCTCATTACCACCGATGATGTACGTGACATTCGGGTCAAAATCAACCTCAAGGTAACGTTGACCCTTGAAGTTGGTAATTCTCATTTTTACTAATCTAATCGTTGTCATAATATTGTAGCATTAATGTTGCTCTTTTATTTTTAAAATTGAATTTCTAATTGTTTCTTGTTCTCCAAATGCTTTTTTATCAAGAATTTACTAATGAAATCATTCGCACATTCTTCCGATTCTTTATCATCCATCCCGTTCTCATCACAATATTCCAAAATGGCCGCTCTTATCTCATTTTTCGTAAAGGAGTTAACAGGAAGATCTGCGCATTCGCATTGTCCCACATGCCACGATCCATCACATGGTAATTCATCAATTGTGTACCCTTGATCTTTAAAATCACGAATATCTTTCTGCCATTCCCTATCTTCATAGCAAAGAGGAACTATACAAGCTGCGATAACTGAGCCGCATTTACATTTTACTATCTGTGCTGTTCTCATATTTTTTAGTTTTACTTAAATTTTACGCATTAACAGGACATCACAATAAGCGTCTGCATCTATTTTTTTTGCCCATATTGTTTTGATTGCAAATCCAGCTTCTAAAATTTCAAGAAGTTCTATATCTGATAAAAAAGAACACCTTATCTCAACGTATTCGCCAGGCATCGTTAAGCCGGAAATTTCTTTCTGTTTCCAATATCTAACCCACGTATGTGCGCTCTTATTGAGAATATTGAAAATGATTTGTTCTACATTCATATTCATTATTTTTTAATTTATAGCTACCCTAGTTAATACCTAGGGTAACCTAATTATTTACTTGCTTCGAGATGCTTCCAGAACTGGAAGGTTTGTTTCAGTAGGAATATAAATAACCGTCTTATCATTCAGGTTATTTTGCTGACGAACCCATAAATACTGAATGTACGCTGGCGTGATACTCCCGTTCTCAATCTTGATGGCTTCCGCAGCCCCTTTGGCACGTTCCACTTCAGCTTGAGCATTCAGTTTTTCTGCTTCGAGATTGGCTTTTGCTTCTTCAATCTTGATACGTCGATTTTGCTCTGCTTTGGCGAATTCCGCCTTCCCTGACATTTCTTGTTGCCAAACGTTGTATCTAGGACACCAAAAACTACGATCATAATCGCCCAAACTATCACGGTTCCAATAAATGAGCCAATTGCTTTATCACTCATGTTAATAATACGGTTAACCTATACACCATAAGGTTCAATTATTATTAGTTATGAACATTGTAAATAAATCGAACCTCCATCAGTACTGACACAATTAACAGAGAATTGCGTCCACGAATATTCCCAACATTTTGTTGCTGGTGGGACTTGTACGGCGATATCAAGATTGCCCCCATGTTCATCCCTTAATTCTTCAAGTTGTGCTATAAGTTCATCTAAGCTCATATTCTTTCTATATCTGAGTTCCATTAAAAATATCGTGCTTCTCCGCATACTCGGCGTTGTACAAAGCGATCATTTCAGCCTTGGAATACATTACCGGCGAATTCTCTGATTTCCCCCTGCGACGGGGGTTGAGCTTCTTTTCTTCCACCATCCGCTTTACCCAAGCCTCACCATGCGTAAAAGGCTCGCCATAGGCTTTGTCCCGTTCATGGAAAAACTTGTACGCTTCCCTTTGGGTCAGCAAATCATGTTTAGGATGATCATACTTACGCTGTACAGCCGCCCCCAGCTCAGCCATGTTCATCATCATGTTCTTTATCAAATACGCTTTATCAGTCATATCAACCTCCCTTCTTTGCTCCATTTATAATCCAGATCACATCTATCAAAAGTATCAGCACGGATAATAAGTACATCCAAATGTCTTTAGCATGGGACATCACGCCTAGCGAGAGGAACAATAAACCAAAGGCAATAACTATCTGCCTCGCAGTCATTTCTTTTGTATCGCTCTTTTCTGTCATAATCATTGTAGCATTAAAATCATTGTAGCATTATATAGTGGCCTTGAACAAGCCTTTTTCCGCAGCATATCTATTGAACTCCGCCATAGAGTGCAATCCCAGCTTCTTAAAGCAATTGCGACGATGGTTGTTTATCGTATGAATAGACAGGAACATTCGATCCGCAATATCATCGTCTGGAACTCCCTCATAGCATAATCTCATTATCTCCAGTTGCCGATCGGATAATTTACTATTGAACCTCGGCTGGCAAATCTTTTTGAAGTATTTGCATTCTCCCCTCAAAGGACAACTGACGAATTCAAAATGAAAGTTCCAATTCTCGTCTATATCAACCTCGTTGTCATACAACCCGAAGTTACATTTGATGAAACGACGGATAGCGAGGAAATCACGGAAAATCCTGTTACCATCATATTTGGCGTATGCCTCACGTAAAGCCTTATAAGCCTCTGGATAGAATTCCTCAAGCACCTCAAGAAACTGCTGTATGAAGTCAACGTCTGACTCATTCAACTGCCTTTCCGGTAGTCCCCGCTCTTTGACGGTTACCTCACCTTCCGGTGTCGTGTAGAATTCTATCGCATTCATACATTAGCCTCCTCCTTTGGAAAAAGCACTGTCGCCGGTATTTTTAACTCAGCTTCAATAACCTTCTGAGTAAGTGGATCTGGAGTATAAGCCCCCGATATCCATCCCCATACCGTTTTCGTTGATTTGCAGGTTATCTTCGCCATCCTCTCAACAAATGCCGCCTTAGGAGCCTTCACCGCTTGTCTTTCCGGCAAAGACTTATACAATTGACGGAATGTCATATTACCTTTTGTTGTCAAATTCTCCGTTCTCATTTCTATCCTTTCTTTCGTAATCAATAAAATTGAATTATCTTTGCGGGACAATGATGTCATAATCATTGTAGCATTATAAGGGCGCTTGGTTCGTGAGAATTGGGCGCCCTTCTTTCCTCCCACCCTCCCGTCAATCAATGTAGCATTACATAGTGTCATAATCTATATATAGCATTATAAGGGCACCCGTGTCAGACCCTTCATTGGATCTCCTCTCGTCCGATAGCATACGTATGTCATATTCCCAACCATGTTGCCTCCCTGTACATCCTTCTGTCGTGTCATTTTTCCCATTTTGAATCAGTTTAATTTGTCAGTTACTTAGCTTTCAACTATTTTTGTTGTGTTATTAAATTAATCACATTGCAAATATAACAATATTCGTATATATACTAATATATTCGTATATACTTATTTTGTATTTTAACTTTTTTTACGTAAGCGAATGTTTAAACTTAAAGACTTTAGAATAGCAAACAACTTAAAACAATCTGATTTACAGGACATTTTAGGTTGTAAACAAAGTTTCATCTCTCGTGTTGAAAATGGTAGAGAAGCTCTACCCGCTCACTTTTTACAAAAGTTAATTGATGCCTATGGGAATGATAAGGTTATGCCATATAATGAATCAGATACAGATGAACAGATTGTTGAGTCAAAACAAATGGTTCCTTATGAATTTGTTGAATCTTTAATGGAAGAGCGAAAACGGCATGACGAAATGAACGCAGAATTAATTCGCCAGAATGGTTCGTTAATACGTCTGCTTGAAGAAAAGGAAAAAACGGTTGTCCAAACGGAGGCTGCCAAATGTGCTGTAAAAAGCATGTCTGGATTGCAGGAATAATATATGTTGTACCTTGAGATATTAAATAAAAAATGAGAAACATAACTTATATACTTTATTGTCTATGTTCTATATTTATTTATAGTAGTTGTAATCATCAAAAGAAAAAGTTAGAAGAGGAAAGAACACTTGATAGTATTGTTATAGAGGAAAAGCATAACAGAGAGATTGAGGATTCTATAAAAACTGTGATGCTAAAAGATTTGTCATTAATTGCATGGGGAGACACTAAATTTGGAATGACTTTTCAAGAAGTTAAAAATAGCCGGACATTCAACAATTGTAGCCAAAGTGATAGTATATTATTTGTATCACGAGATAGTACATTTATTGGAGGTCATCAATTTAGCAATATTTATGCAGATTTTTACAACAATGCTCTTTACAAGATCAATATCAACTCTGGGTTGAAAACATTAGATGAATTTGATATACTACTAAAAATAGTAGAAATACTAAGAAAGAAAATTCAATCAAAATATGGAGAACCCTCTTTTATTGAAAAAGACAAAGAATATGTAAGTTCTCAATTACTTGATAAGAATAGCGTAGTTCTATTCAATTGGGATATAATGGAAAAGCGTATAAATATAAGCATTCAACATGAAATGGATAATTATTTTTCTATAAACTGCCAAATATATAACAATATATTAATGTCCGAAAGAACCGAAAGCATTACAAACAATGAGAAAAAAACTGATGCAGGTGGTTTTTAATGTAAAATACTAAATATATGGACTATAATAACTTTACAATCGACCTAATAAAGAAATCCTTTGCCTCGTATGTGGCAATTGGGACAAAAGATGATGTCGCCTTATCAAATGGCATCACGGAGTTAAGCAAAGCTATCGACCGGGCTGTAATTGCCGGAGAAGATGCAAGCGCCTTAGAGATGCTGAAAAATGATTTACAATACATAACGTATCAGCTATGACCCCTGTAAAGAAGATACAAGTCAAGGATATTGCTATCTCCATTTCGGAGCAAGCCGGAAGAGAGGATTATATCTGCTTAACCGATATGGTCAAAGCTAAGGATAGCGCTGATGGCGCAAAACTTAGAAGTGAGATAATCATTCAAAACTGGATGAGAAACAAAGATACGGTAGAATATATCGGATTATGGGAAAGCATCAACAATCCCCATTTTAAACACATCGAATTCGATGTGTTTAGATCACAAGCAGGCACAAACCGTTTTATTCTTACTCCCAAGATGTGGATTGAGAAAACTGGAGCGATTGGAATAATATCCAAATCAGGACGGTACGGGGGAACATACGCCCATAAAGATATAGCTTTTGAATTTGGGGCGTGGATTAGCCCCGCATTCAAGCTATACCTAATCAAGGAGTACCAGCGTCTTAAAGAATCCGAATCACACCCATTACTAGGAGAATGGAACGTAAAGCGGGTACTAAGCAAGGTAAACTATACGATTCACACTGACGCAATCAGAGATTTTATAATACCGTCTATCGAGATTGAACAGCAAAAATTATATGCCTATGCCGACGAAGCCGATCTATTAAACCTAGCACTTTGGGGATGTACCGCCAAACAGTGGAGAGAGGCCAACCCCAATTATTCCTCGCAAAATATAAATATCCGAGATGTCGCTAGTATCAACGAGTTGGTCGTTCTATCAAATATGGAATCTTTCAATGCGGAACTATTAAAATTAAACAAAGACAAACAGGATAGATACTACCTATTGCACAAAATGGCTCAAGAACAGCTATCCCGACTTAATGAGATTGAAGCCGAAAAACGATTCCGGCCAATTGACACGAATAAGAATTCTAACTACCTAGATAAAAACAATGAGTAGGACTAGAGCATATACCGCTGAAACGATAGCCGTAATCAGCCGGTTCTTTGCGGCTATCGACACGCTTATCGCCATGAAAAAGATTCGGGGCAAGGCTACTTATTGCAGGATAGCCAATATTGACCGTCTAAATTTTAATGCTCAAAGTAAAGATTATAACAGAGGCTATTTCCAAGTATCTTGGCTAGTACCGATGGTTAGAGATTTCGGAATCTCATCGGACTGGTTGCTCTTAGGTAAAGGCAAGATATTTATTAACCCAGAATCGTAG